GGCAACTGTGTCAGTTTGACCCTGCGGTGGAGCAGATAGCGTTGCGCGGGTATGCAGACGCAGAAGCGATGCTGTCAAGGACGCTGCATGAGTCCGCCGCGGCAGGGGACACCAAAGCGGCGCTGGAACTGCTCAAGCATGTCCACGGCTGGACGGCGGCGCAGCAGATAAACATAGACGTCAACCAGCAAATCAGCATCACACAGGCGCTGGAGGAAGCGAAGACGAGGGTTATTGAAGGGCTATGTGAGGTTGTGGAGCCTGAACAGCATCGCCTTGGGGCGGGAGACGACGAGTAGCGTATGCAGACACCGATATATTCAGCCAAGGACGAACAGGCTCTGATGAGCCAGATGTGGGCTCCGGTAATCAAGAACGATCCGGTGGCGTTCGTGCTGATGACGTTTCCGTGGGGGAAGCCGGGTACACCGTTGGAGAACTTCACGGGCCCGAGACGATGGCAGCGGGACGTGCTGAGGGAAATTGGCAGGCACTGTACGGAGAACCAGGGGCAGATAGACTTTGACACGCTGAGGCTTGCCATCTCGTCTGGGCGCGGCATCGGGAAGTCGGCGTTGGTGAGTTGGGTGGTGCTGTGGATGCTGTCGACACGCATTGGGTCAACGACAATCGTCAGCGCGAACTCGGAAGCGCAGCTCCGCAGCGTGACGTGGGCGGAAATTACCAAGTGGCTCAGCATGGCGATGAACAGCCACTGGTTTGAAATCAGCGCGACGAGGGTCATTCCGGCAAAGTGGGTGACGGAGCTGGTGGAGCGTGACTTGAAGATGGGTACGCGGTACTGGGGTATTGAGGGCCGGCTGTGGTCGGAAGAGAACCCGGACGCGTATGCGGGTGTGCATAACTTCGCGGGGGTGATGCTGGTGTTTGATGAGTCGAGCGGTATACCGGACAGTATTTGGCAAGTATCGGCGGGCTTTTTCACCGAGAATACACCGAACAGGTTCTGGCTGGCGTTCTCGAACCCGCGCCGTAACACGGGGTATTTTTACGAGTGCTTCAACTCGAAACGGGACTTTTGGGTTACAAAGACCATTGACGCTCGCACGGTAGAGGAAACGGACAAGGCGGTGTACCAGCAGATAATTGACGAATACGGCCCCGACAGCCACCAGGCGCACGTCGAGGTGTATGGTGAGTTCCCGGACGCCAATGACGACCAGTTCATACCAGCGAGCCTTGTTGACGACGCGATGGCGCGTGAACCGCACAAGGATATGAGCGCGCCCATCGTCGTGGGAGTGGACCCTGCGCGGTTCGGAGCGGACAGTACGGTCATCGCCGTGCGCAGAGGCAGGGACATCATCAGCATCAAGCGGTACAGGGGCGACGACACGATGGAGACCGTGGGGCATATCATCGATGCCATTGAGGAGCATCGGCCTGCGCTGGTGTGTATCGACGAGGGCGGACTCGGCGCGGGCGTGGTGGACAGGCTCAAGGAGCAGCGGTACAAGGTCAAGGGCGTGAACTTTGCGAACAAGGCGCGCAATCCGATGATGTACGGCAACAAGCGGGCGGAGATATGGGGCCTCATGCGGGATTGGCTGCGCACGGCATCGGTGCCGAAGGACAGGTTCCTCAAGACAGACCTCATCAGCCCGCTGACGAAACCGGACAGTAAAGGTGCGCTATTCCTCGAAAGTAAGAAGGATATGAAGAAACGAGGACTGTCGAGCCCTGACGCTGCGGACGCCATTGCGCTGACGCACGCGTTTCCTGTAGCGCATCGTGAATCACGTATTGACATTCACGAAAAAAAGAGTTATAATTCACAAAATACTATGTCAACCTCTTGGATGGGGGCATAAACTAAAAAGGAAAGCGCAGGGCAAATCACCCAAAAAGAAATAATGAAAGATAAACTTTCAACCATGCGCCACCGGCTTTCGGTGGCCATCGCCGCATACAGCACCTCGCGTGAGAATGAGTTGAACGACCTCAAGTTCTTCGCAGGCGACCCTGATAACCAGTTTCAGTGGCCTGCTGACGTGCTCGGCACACGCGGCTCGGTGCAGGGGCAGACGCTCAACGCGAGACCGTGTCTGACAATCAACAAGCTGCCTCAGCACGTCCGGCAGGTGACGAATGAGCAGCGGCAGAACAGGCCATCCGGCAAAGTCATCCCGGCAGACGATATAGGTGACGTCGAGATGGCCGCGATTTTTGACGGTATGGTGCGCCATATCGAGTATATGTCCGACGCGGACGTTGCATACGACACGGCATGCGACAACCAGGTGGTATATGGTGAGGGCTACGTTCGTATTTTGACAGAGTACTGCGACGCGGACAGTTTTGACCAGGATCTGCGTATTGGGCGTATCCGTAACAGCTTCTCGGTGTATATGGACCCGACGATTCAGGACCCCTGCGGGGCTGATGCAGAGTGGTGCTTCATCACGGAAGACATATCCAAAGACGAATATGAGCGCCAGTTCCCGAAGGCGCAACCCATCAGCACTCTTCTGTCGCTCGGAGTAGGCGATAAGACGTCTGCAATCTGGGTGAACGAGCAGTCCATCCGCATTGCCGAGTACTTTTACATCACGCACGAGACGAAAAAACTGAATCTGTACCCCGGCAACGTCACGGCATTCGAGGGATCTGAAGTAGACCGGCAGATGAAGGAAATGGGCCTCCCTGTCATCAGAAGCCGACAGGCGGACGATAAAAAGGTCATGTGGGTCAAGACAAACGGGTATGAAATCCTGCAGGAACGCGAATGGGCGGGCAAATGGATACCGGTTGTGCGGGTTGTGGGCAACGAGTTTGAGGTAGACGGTGAAATGTTCGTCTCAGGGCTCATCCGCAACGCGAAAGATGCACAGCGGATGTACAATTACTGGGTATCACAGGAAGCAGAAATGCTTGCGTTGGCGCCTAAAGCACCGTTTATCGGGTATGGCGGACAGTTTGAAGGATACGAGCATCAGTGGAAGACCGCAAACGTCAATAACTGGCCGTATTTGGAAGTAAACGCGGATGCTACCGATGGAATGGGCGCTCCGCTTCCGCTCCCGCAGCGCTCCGCTCCTCCACTTGCACAGACAGGCCTCATACAGGCTAAAATGGGGGCCTCTGACGACATTAAATCAACCACAGGGCAATATGACTCAAGTCTTGGCGCAACGTCCAATGAGAGGTCTGGAAAGGCCATTCTCGCACGAGAGAAGCAGGGCGACACAGGCACTTTCCATTATATCGACAACCTTGGACGCGCAGTTCGTCACGTCACCCGTCAGTTGGTTGACGCGATTCCGAAGATTTATGACACCGAGCGCATCGCCCGCATCGTCGGGATCGACGGTGAAGTGAAGATGGTAAAGGTCAACCCGACCCAGCCAGAACCGGTCAAAAAGATTCAGGACCAGCAGGGCAACGTCATTGATCGTATATACAACCCGTCAGTCGGCAAGTACGACGTTGTGGTGACGACAGGGCCAAGCTACATGACCAAGCGACAGGAAGCACTCGACGCCATGAGCCTGCTTCTGCAGTCCAACCCGCAGCTCTGGCAGGTCGCAGGTGACCTCTTCATCAAGAATATGGACTGGCCGGGCGCGCAGGAGATGGCGAAACGATTTGCAAAAGCCATTGACCCGAAGATTCTCTCCGACGAGGATGGATCTCCAGAGACGCAGGCCGCCAAGCAGCAGGTACAGGCTATGGGACAGGAACTTGACCAGATGCACCAGATGCTCAAGGATGCCGCCAAGTCTATTGAAGTGCAGGAACAGCGTCGTAAAGACTTTGAGTCTGAAATCAAGGCGTACCAGGCGGAAACGCAGCGCATGAGTGCAATGGAAAACATGATGACCCCGGACCAGATTCAGGACATCGTGCTTGGAACCATTCAGGGGATGGTGACGAGCGGCGACCTGCAGGGCCCAACACCACCTCCGCAGCTTCAGGCACCGCCAGAACAGCCGGAGATGCCTCAGCAGGCGCCTGAAATGCCGATGGAGCCCCCAATGGCACCACCAGAAATGCCAATGCAATAACACTTTGTATTTGGATTTGAAAGAACTATATTTATGCAGAAACTAAATCTACCCACATGGAACTTTTGAAAGCACTCAGCGCAGCGGATTTTCCTGCGAAAACTGTAGCATACACTGATACTGCCGGAAGCACTGGCGCTTGGAACACAGGCCCGCAGGGTGTTGTTGTGTGGGCTGATACCGAAGCGTACATTGAAGTTGGAGAAGGTGCTACGGCTACGACGTCCAGCACTCCGATTCCTGCGTATACGCCCATCCCGTTTGCTGTGCCGGCGGGCTCTGGCGCACCGTGGCGGGTAAGCGCGATTCGTCTGGCTACTGATGGCAATGTGTATGCCAAACCAATCAACATCAACTGATGAGCTGGGGTGTTACAATTAGAAACTCTGTCGCAATTGGACTCGGGGGAATTATTTCCCTGTTTTCTGGGTACGGCCGCGACAATGATCTTATTAATCTCGCTACTGAATTGGGTGACAACCTGGTTCAGGAAGACGGCGGGTTCATCAT